TGGGCGATAAGATTAAATTGGCTAAATCACTTGGATTGCTATAACTATGGCTAATTTTGCTGATCTTTGGGAAGCAGCGCCAGTTGATAGATTTGGCGGTTTAAATGAGGATATGTCTAGCAGACTTAGGGCTGCTAATGATGCTTGGCAAGCTAAAACAGGCAGAGAATTGCCTTTAACTAGCGGAGCAAGATCAACCGAAGAACAAATACAATTATTTGGAAAAAGAAAATCTAACCCTAATTTAGTAGCAAAGCCTGGCACTAGCTTGCATGAAAAAGGATTGGCTGCGGATATTTCTCCTGAAGTTCCTGCTGCATTTTTGGATCAATTTGGGCTTCACAGACCTTTTGGATCTAAAGATCCAGTTCATGTTGAGATCAATCCTAAATCCTCTTATTCTCCAAAAGCAACATCAGTTACAGTTTCAGGCGCTCCTGCAAGCACTAGCTTTGCTGATTTATGGGAATCTGCTTCAGCAACTCCAACTAAAACAGAAGAACCAAAAACTATATCCGAAGTAGGCAAAAAGTTTGGCAAAGAGATGTTAAAGCCTTTGTCTGAAATGTCTGTTCAAGATTGGAAAGATAAGAGTCTATTAGCTCCTGTTATTGAATACACAGCTTCAAGCATTGGAGTTCCAGGCTTTACTGAAGCGGACAAAAAAGCTGCCGAAGAAAAGTTAATTAAAAAGGGCAAGAGTTTTGTTGAGGGTGTTAGCAAGTTTGCTGAAAGTCCAATAGAAACTACAAAACAAGCATTAAGCGCAATAGCAGAAAATCCTGGTAAGTTTGCTGGTGAAACTATTAAAAGCGCAGTTTATGATCCTGAACAGTTTGTAGCTATTCCTGGAGCTGGAAAAGTTGTTGAAAAAATATCTGAAGGTGGCTCAAAAGCTAAAACTGTTCTTACAGAAAAACTTAATCAAGCATTTCCTAAGATGGATGAAGTTAAGCCAGTTCAAGCTGTTGGAACACAGCCAATTTCAACTCAAGCGCCTGTAGTTGCTCAAGTTCCAGTTACAGAAAGAATTATTACTGTTCCTGAAGAAATGCCTGTAAATCGTGCTGAAACATCTCCTTTAAATCCTAATGAATTAAGCTCAAGAGAAGAATTGCTTAGAAAAATTGGATTAGAGGATATTAGAAATTCAGCATTAGTTGGCAATCCAAAAGAATCTGCCTCTCAATTTATTACTTCTCAAGCCGATCAAGGCCCTTATGCCACAGGAATGACAAACCAAATTAATCTTGAAAAGTCTGTTTTGGACAACCATTTTAAGAAAATTCAAGATGAAGCTGGTGGAACTGTTATTCGTCATGGAACTTCATTTCAAGAAGGCGATAAGATTCGAGTTGGTAAAACTATTAAAGATGCTTTGCAAGAAGGCTATGAAGGGCATCAAACAGGAACAACTACTCTTTATAAAGAAGCTACAGACAAACTTGGCAATAAACCAGTTGAGCTTGGTAAATTTAACGAATTTTTAAAAATGGATGAAAATTTTGCATATCAAAATGAAAAAGGATTGCAAACTGCTATTAATCAATTTGTCAAAAGAAAGCAATTTGTTGATGAGGCTGGTAATTTAAAACCATTAACAGTTGCTCAAGCTGAAGAAATTCGTAAATTTATCAACAAAAAATATCACCATGAAACTAAACAATTAGGCGGTGAATTAAAAGGTTTAATTGATAAAGATGTATTTGAAACAGTTGGTGGCGAAACATACGAAAAAGCTCGCAAACATTATCAAAAAGGCATTGAAGTTTACGATAACCCTAAAGCTGTAGGTGATTTGCTTGGTGATAATGGGGTAAATCAAAAGATTCCTGATGAAAAAGTTGCTGCTAAAGTAGTTACATTGCCAAATAGTCAATTTGAGCATTTATTTAATACTCTTGATGCAGATGGAAAAATTGGAGCTGTTAATCAAATTAAAACTTCTTTAGTTGAGCAAATTAGAGAAGCTGGAAATAGCGCAAAAAATCAACCATTTAATTCAGTTGCTGCTGCAAAAGAAGCATCAAATTTAAGCGAAAAATTAAAAATTGCATTTAAAAACGATCCTAAAGGTCTTGAGGCAATTTATGATGGAATAGAGGCAGCAGATATTCTTTATATTCCAAATAAATATCCTGGAGCTGGTGTTCAAACCAATCTTTTGCAAAATAAATTTGTTGATGTAGGCATTAGAAGGGCTTTTGGTAGCGCTGGAGCTGCGGTTGGTGGAACTGTTGCAGGGCCATTTGGAGCTGCTGGAGGTGCTGTAGCTGGAGAAGCTATTGGAGGCAAAGTAAGCGGAAAAGTTTCTGCTTCTAAACAAGAAAAAGCGCTTAAAAAAGAAATAAAAACTAAACTTCAAGACATAGGCAAGGAATAATCATGGCATCAGTTCTTTTATCCCCATTTGGAATAGGTCAGCAATTTTTTGATGACAATGGAGTTCCTTTAGCTGGAGGTTTGATTTATACCTATCAAGCTGGATCTTCTACTCCATTAGTAACTTATACAACTAATGCTGGAACGATTGCTAATGCAAACCCTATTGTTTTAGATGCTGCTGGTCGAGTTCCACAAGAAATTTGGCTACTTACTGGCTATTCTTATAAGTTTGTTTTGCAAAATGCTAGTGCGGTATTGATTCAAACTTTAGACAATATTTATCCAATTCTGCAAAATGCTCCAGCATCAGCCCCTGCTGTTCCTACTGGCGCTATTTTGTTATGGTCAGGATCTACTGGCTCTATCCCTGCAACCTGGTATTTGTGCGATGGAACAAACGGAACTCCTGATTTGCGAAATAGTTTTATTGTCGGAGCTGGTTCAAGCTATGCTGTAAACGCTACTGGTGGAACAGCCGATGCTATTGTTGTAAGTCATACCCATACTGCCACAACAACTGCAACTGATTCAGGTCATAGTCACAACACTTATGGTAATTATGGTGGTGGCGGTAATCCTGGTGGATCATTAAACATAAACAACCCAGGCGGTCAAAATTTAGCAGTAACTACTGGAAATGCAAACATTACTGCATCAACTACTGTAGCTACTGCTGGTGTAAGTGGAACTAACGCTAATCTTCCTCCTTACTATGCTCTTGCTTACATTATGAAGGGCTAAGCGTGGATATGTCATTTGAACTCGATCCAGTTAAATACGGAATTCTTTGGAATACTGTAGAGAATAACGAAAAGCAATTAGAACTAATGTCGCAAAAAATTGACAAAATGGAGTCTAAATTAGAGGAGCTTGTCGCACTTGCAAATCAGTCTAGAGGTGGCTTTTGGGTTGGAATGGCTATCGTATCTGCAATTAGCGGAATTGTGGGATTTATTGGAAGCCATTTCTCAGGAAAATGAAAATGTATGTCCGATCCGTATGGAATTGCAGAAGGAGTAAAGGCTCTTAGTGGATCTATAGATGCGACTAGGGAAGCTAGTAAAGGTCTATCTAGCTCCATAGAGAACATTCAAAAAGATGGATTAGAAGTAGCTCAAAAGCAAGCCAATGAACGGATTAGATCAAGGCGAGAAGCAGAGTTTAAGAAAGAAAGAGCGTTAATAAAGGCTTTAGATTCTTGGAAGCATAAGAAGCAAATAAGCGATGAAGAAGCAAAGTTAAAAATAGACTTTGTTAAGAAATACGGAGCAAAAGAGTGGGAAGCGGTGCTAAAGATAAAGTTAGATATAGAAAATATGCAACGCAAAGACAACGAAGAATATCAACATGATTTAAAAGCAGTTCGCAGAGTTCAGTTTTATTGTTTTCTAGCTGCATTAATGGTCACTTTGTGGCTTAAATTTGTTTTAGGAGCTTTTTAAATGTTTCCACTAGGCGCATTACTAGATATTGGCGGTAAGCTAATTGATAAATTCTTTCCTGATCCTGAGCAAAAAGCTAAAGCACAGCTAGAGTTGTTGCAGATGCAACAAAATGGCGAATTAGCTCAAATTGCAGCAGATACTGCGGAGCAACAAGAACTTACTAAAAGACAGCAAGCTGATATGGCTTCTGATTCTACTTTGTCTAAAAATATTAGACCTTTAACCCTTATATTTATTTTGGCTGTTTATACATTTTTTGCCTTTATGTCTATGCTTGGGCATGAAACCAGGGGAGCTTATGTTGAGCTTTTAGGTCAATGGGGTATGTTAATTATGTCATTTTATTTTGGCGGTAGAACAATGGAAAAGATCATGGATATGAAAGCTAAAAAAGAATGACATTAGAGCAATTACAGGCTTTAGGAATAGATCCTAAATGGCTTGATGGATTAAACGCTACCTTCAAGAAGTATGAAATAAACACTCCAAAGCGCCAGGCAGCTTTTATTGGACAATGCGGTCATGAATCTGCCTCATTTAAAGTCTTAGAAGAAAACCTCAATTACAGCGCTAAAGGCTTAGTTGCTACATGGCCTAGTCGATTCCATAACATTGAATTTGCCTCAGAGTATGAGCGTAAACCTGAAAGAATTGCCAATAAAGTTTATGGTGGCAGAGCTGATCTAGGAAATACTGAGGATGGAGATGGCTGGCGCTTTCATGGAAGGGGTCTAATTCAACTCACAGGGCGCTCAAACTATACAGTATGTGGACTAGCCCTAGGAAAGCCTTTTGCGGAGCATCCTGAGCTTATTTTAGAGCCTGAGAACGCTTGTCTATCTGCTGGCTGGTTTTTTAACAAGCGTGGCTTAAATGCGTTGTCAGATAATGAAGATTGGGCTACCATGACCAAGCGGATCAATGGTGGCACTATTGGGCTACAAGATCGTATTGATCGAATTCATAAAGCAATGGACATACTAGGAGCATAAAATGATTAAAGAAACTAAAAAGCATGAAAAGCGTGAGGAAGCGCAAGTAATTAAGTTGCGTAATGCTGTTTATGAAGTTAAACAAGAACTAAAAAAACATGAGAAAGAGCCTATGAACAAGGCTCATCCCATGAAAGGTTAAAGTTTTTTAAATTCCTGCTCCATATCTTTAAGGGTAAACATACGGCTTTTAATCCAAGCCATAGTCCAAACCTTTAAAGCAACTTCATTGGTGTTAAAGACATCAGGAAAAGTTTCAAAAAACTGTCTTTCGCACTCATCTTCAGGAATTGCTATTTCTCCAGCAAAAGGGATTTTTTCGTAGATCATTTGATCCTCGCAACTTTGGCTTTACGCAATACAGCCTCGTATTGTTGTTTAGCCTGGTCATCCAGTTTACGCAACGGCAGATTCTGCCAGTAAGCCCATTTATCTATATATTCCTGTAATTCTGATGGAGGAGTCCATCCAGCAAGCCTCCATCGAATCGTAATATCAGTTCCTGAAACAGTCCAAATATGTTCGTTGTTCATATTTCTCCTTAAAATGGTGGATCATCCAAATCATTAGATTGCTTTGCTGGAGCTGCTCCTTTTTCTTCAGGTTCATTTAAATAGGCAAAAATTGAACCTTCTTTCATGGCATAGATAGGCAAAGACTCAATTTTGAGCATAAGGCCATGCTTAGTTTCCATGATGACTCCAATAGACTGATAACGCTTTTTCATTTTGCCATCGGTTTTATCTTCATACTCTGATACTGCTGCTTTTACAAAATATTTAATTGCCATTGCGCTTCTCCATAAGATTTACTTCAACTTCTACTTCACTTAAAAATTGCTTAATTTCTGTTTCCATAAACAAAATAAACTCAGGATCTCTAGGAACATGAACAATCAGTAATTGACTGCGCTCAGGCATCCTTGGATCAAAACTTACAAAGTCGCACCATTTAGCCCCTGTAGCTGCCATCTGCGCTTGCATCTGAATAACATATTTGTTAGGTGGTTCATTGGCTTTTATGTAGCCCCAATGCGTAGCAGAGTTTGGACATTTAATTTCAATAAGACCATCGTTTCCAACCAAGCCATCAGGAGAACAACCAAAGCCAGCAATAGTAGGATGATTGACAAAGGCGATCTGATCCACAAAATTGCCTGTTTTAACTTCATAAGCAACCCTGGCTTGCGGTTCTGTTTGAGTTCCCCATTGCATAGCTTCATTTTGGTATGATTCCTCTATGGTCTTTGTAACTCGTTGCAAGGCAAGCTCAATCAGATAGTTTCCTCGACTA